TCCTTGTGGCGGCGGCTGGCTTGCAGGAAATTATTGTCCTGGATAATGTTTCCGCTTGATATCGGTAATTCCCGGAGCTTTCCCTCTACCTTCGGAACAGCGCACCATGGGCAGTTGTTATTGCATCCGCGGGTAGTGAATATGATATTTGGCTTTAAATACATCCCTTGCACAAAATCGTCCGCAGGGCTTCCAAACGCGGGACCGCCCAGCTTCACCGGCTTATTTGTGCGCCCTTCCCACTGATATGCCAATTCTTCACAGGGTTCTTTATCCCAACTGAATATACAGGAAATATGAATCTCTTTGTGTTCCGGCAGCGCCATGGTCGGCATACCGATATAGACATAATCATCATCGGGCGTGAAACTGGTGCGCCGGGTAAACACGCGGATTATGCCGTTCATAAATCATCCCTACTCAAAACGTTAATTGCTCAAATTCAGATTCAGGCGGTTTGTGGTGTTCATCATCAAGCTCATAAATCCTTTCGCCTAGATGCTTTTCCGCTCTGCGTTTATCAATCTCCTCAAGGTTATAAAATCCATGCTGTAGAATTAGTTTTTCAAGCCGCAAAATTCTTTTTTGTTTTCTCGCTTCTTTTCTTTGCCTTTTCTGTTCTGCTGCTATTTTCTTATCAACCGCTGCATGATGAACCTCGATTCCCTCCGCTGCGTCCGCGAGGTCTTGAAGTAAATTCCTGCCTGCGCGAAATTCACATCGAAAATTATAAACTTCTTTGTCAATATAGCGCTTGGCGATACTTGACGCAGAGTGTTCAATGATTGCTTCGCATAACGTAATTGACACAGACCGTTCAAGAAGTTTTATTCCTTTTGTCACGTAAACGCGCTTTTCATCAGGAAATAACCCGACTCCTTTTTCAACCTGCGTATGTTTGACGTCATAGAACACATTGCCTTTTTTGCCGAGTAATGGCTTCTGCAGGACCTTGCAGAACTCTTGACAGGCTGGAATCGGGGCTCTCGCGCACTTCATCGGGTCATAAAACATTTGCCATTTCTTTGTGTGTCTATCATAAGAGCTGCGGTATTTGCAAGCGCGCCCGCCCATTTTGCTGTCGAATTCTTCAAACAGCCTGTCCGCCTCCGCCCAAACCTCTTTATGAGCCTTTTCAAGGCTGTGCTCGTAATCATATGGTCTGTCGGTTTGCTTGACCGCGCATGAGCATATATTCTCGCGGAGCAAAAAAGAATCGCGCAAAACCGGATGATTCAACTCGCAGATGATTCCGTCGAATTTTGGACAGGCAATGGTATAACAATCATTCTCGACTGTCCAGTCAATGCCGCCATAGCTCATGTGCCCATGGACGCCGCACCCTTTCGTTAATAAGCCGCAAGGCGTTTCGTACACCATGTTATAAAGCATTTCCACCGGATACGTCCACCCGCCATAAAAATCTCTCCACGGCCTTACCCAATCGGGAGGGTTTTCTTTTGTGAATCCCTTGGCAAGTAATTTTTTCGTCAGTAGATTTATTTCCATACCATGTCAAATCCCCTTACACGGCCTCATGCCGAAATAATCCTCCATCTCGGCGCGGAGCTCCTCGACCGTCACATCGTATTCTTTGCATAGGCATTTTTCGCACACTTGATATTTTAAATACCCGAGGGCTTTTGAGCATTTCACATCCCAGCTGTTAAGGCGAGAACCGCAATGGCAAATCATATCATCTGTCCTTTCCCGCGTTATCAAAATCTTTTTTCATGCGCACCCGGATATCTTAAAACATCCGGCATGTCATACGGCACCTCTCTCAATATCTGATATCGCTTTAAAAATCGGATAAAACTGCTGTGGAACTACCGCGTTGCCTAAACATTTAAGCCTATTTACACGGTTCGGTACGCCGCTGGCTATTCGCGGCACTTCTTGCGGTTCGTCCGGCCATCCTTCACCGGCAACAAGCGGCGCGGGATGTGCTACATCAGCGTCAATGTCCGTCCAGCCTATAGGGAAATTCATCATCCACTCAACCCAGTTAGGATTTAACTGGCCGCCGCATTGCGCGGGTAACGCATGTTCACTTTGCGGGAGGTGCTGTGCTGTTGATTTCGCGCCCGGGTTAGTATTCGGGCTTCGATAATCGCTGGATTGCGGCGTTGCGAAAAAGTTTATTGCATCACAAAGGCTGTTCGTGGCATTTCTGCCAGCTGCCACCAGCGTTTCTGGTTTCCTTGCGCCCTTGTACTCTCTCAAAGTGGGTGTCGGCCAAAACTGTGCCGCCATCTGCAAGCCCATCCTGCCGTTACTGTCGCGCTGATTGGGGCCGCCGTGGTCTGCCAGTGAAGCCGTGGGGGTAGGCAAAAGCCCTTGCAGTAATTGCTTTTGCTCGTCAAGGTTGGGAAGAGAGCCGCCTGGACATATCCTTGCTTGCGCTGAAAGCTTAGGCTCTCCGCGGCTATTCTGCGCCATTGCCCTATTCGCCGAATCTTCGGCTTCTGGAGTGCGCCACAAACGCAACTCTTTCTCGTCTATGGGGCGCACCGACAGCCGCAGCTTCATAACTCCATACCCCAACGGCGTAACCTTCACGCTCCAAGTCCTGACAAACTGTGTCCCCGGCAATTTGCAGGATTCCAGGTACGTTCTCAGCGACAACCCAACTTGGCTTAATTTCTCTGATAACTCGCAGCATTTGGGGCCATAAATAACGGTCGTCTGATTTCCCGTTTTGCTGTCCGGCCACGGAAAACGGCTGACAGGGAAAGCCTCCGCTGAGAATGTCAACTGTTCGTAATCCTGTGCGCTCATGGAAACTCTCCTTTGTCAGTGTTTTGATGTCCCGCCAGATTGGTATACCCGGCCAGCGTTTTTGCAGTATCTTACGGGGGTATTCGGCCCATTCGCAAAATCCGATTGTTTTAAATCCCGCCCACTCGGCGGCAATATCCAATCCTCCGGTCAAATGCCGGAGAATAACGATAAATGCGTCAATTCCTTTTCCGGCACAATAATCACCTCTCATTTTATGATTTCAAGCGGCAGCCACGGATATTTCGATAACCACATTTTCTGCTTAAGCTGAAACTCTTTCGTAATTATCCCTTTCACATCCTCCACCCAAATGCGGCCGTCGTTGCTGCAAACGATAAAATCAGGCCGGTACCGGGTGCCGTGTTCGTCAAGCACGAAAGACGGCTGGCGCCCGAAACCTGTGATTTCACCCGCCCGTTGCAGCTGTTTCAGCTCACAATACCGGTTCGCTTCGGCCTTGCTGTCAAAAGAGATCCCGTCGACTTCCGTTTTGACGTTTTTATACTTGGATTTTGCGCTGCGGCGGCCGATCAGCTGACGGAACTGCTCCGCGCTCATTCTTTCCTGTTTCATAATTTATCTATTTGCGCCAGTAGTTCAGCGCGTTTTTTCTCAAATTCATCATCGGTTATTTTTTCCGGCGGTTTCGTGAAGCCTTTTTCCCCGTTGATAATCTGCTTGATTTCTTCCATTGTTGCTGAAACGCTGATCGGCAGTGCTTTCGGCTGCATAGGTTTTGGCGGATCTTGCTTCGGCGCCATGTCCATTTTTTCAGATAAAAGGCTCACCATTTCAGAAACTGTCGGCGGCAGCATTTGCCGCTCTCTAAAGCTTTTTGCACATGCGTTATAGCTTTCGCGAAAATTCGATGCGATAACGGTATCAAGGACATCACGCTGGTTTAACGCCCATTCTCGCAACTGGCCGGGACTCCCGACGATGCGTTTTGTCACAGGGTCAAGCTTTTCAAATTCTTCAATCGAGCTATATCCGCTGTTGGAGAGGGCCTTTTTTACGTCGGCCCATGCTTCCATAGCTGATTTTTGCGGCGGAATCGTTATTTTTAAAATGTGGTCTTTGATTATGCCGATATTGGGCGGGAATCCTTTTACATCGCTTGCTATAAACCACTTAACCGCTGCTACAACGATTTCGACAGGGTCAGACGCAAACATTTCAGCCCATAGGCATGAAGCGTTGTATTTGTCATCGGTGCTCACATTTCGATAATATTGCGGATAAGCGACGCTTAAAACGTCCATGATCGCACCAGTTTCTTGGATCGTCACACTCCCACCCTTTCGGCTATAATTTCTGAAAAGGTTTTATTTGGCAGATTCGTGCTAATGACGTCGCCTTTAAGAGGAAATAGCCCTTGCCAGCAATAATATGTAGATTGGTTTAAAATCTGTTTTTGAAGCTCAATATTGTCAGGCGCAAGCTTTTCAAGCTCTGCAAGAGCCATTTTGACAGCGCGTTCCGTCAAGGGTTTTTTGATTTGCTTTCGCATTTTTTCAAAATCAACCCATTCCGGCGTTTTTTGGATATTCGATAGAATATCTTTTTTAGTTTTAGTTTCAGTTTTAGTTTTAGGTTTATTTAATGGTTCCAAATTTGTCCCAGTTTGCGTCCCAGTTTGCGTCCCAGTTTGCGTCCCAGTTTGCGTCCCAGTTTGCGTCCCAAAATCAACAAGCAAATACTTTCCAGATTGATTTCCGCTCCCGTCTTTATACTTGATATACCCTTTACTGGCTAAATCTCCCCTCGCTTTGTGAAAAGCTGTACGAGTTAGACCTGAAAGTCCCTGTATGACCCCGTTGGAAGCGTTAAACCAATCCATCCACCCTAACTCATTACAGTATTCCATCAGTATGAAATATAGCGTAATTTCGTGGGATGTGAGAGGATGTAATTTTCTGCGCTCACGATAGCCATTCAGGTGCGATATCCAGTTTTTTATCATAATTGCACCGCCGTTAAAGTGATTTTTTGCGCCTTCTCCTATTCCACATCATTGCGGATATTTGCGGATTAGATGACCCTGCGCACATAGCTTCGCAATTTTTGTTATCGCAAATAACCTGATAATATTCTATACATGTCTTTTTTAATTGACGCTTCCCATCCGCAAAATGGACAGCATCTTATGGGTATTTCTTTCATATGCTCACCGCCTTAATTTTGGGGGTATTCACCCGTCCAATATTCAACGCCGATAATAGACGCTGTTTTTCCGGCTTGCTTTTCCTTTGATATTCTTACCGAATACCCGGCCTTTGCAAGCAATGTTAAAAGCTGTAACCGTTCCTGCTCATTGAGCGTACAGCCTTTTTGTGGGATGATTTTCAAATTATCGCCCCCTATACCTTCCATTTCAGAATTTTACATAGTTCCTCGTCAAGCCGTATCGCTTCAAGGTGATATTTCTTGTCAAAGCTTTGCTGCCCAATTTGTTCTACCTCGCTGTGATGTTTCCGGCATAACGGCTGTACAAGCTGGCCTAAATGATGGATTTTTCTGCGGTTACGTCCGGCGCCGACTTTTTCAACTTCGTGTATGTCGGCCTTGGCACCGCAAATGGCGCACCGCCGGTTTGCCACACAAGCATAAAGGTATCGTCCAACATCCTCACACTTACTTAACAAGCTTTCGTGGCATGGTATTCCATGCACAACGCACAACTCAATCAGCCAGTGAAGAAACTCAAGAGCCGTAGTCATATCGCAATTAGATAAGCTAAATAAATCGGTGTCGGATAAATCGCAATACCTGCGGGTAAGAATTCTGCGCATTTCCTCTTTATCGGTTATGTCTATCAGATAAAGTATTTTAAGTTCGCGCAGAACCTTGATTTCTTCGCGCTTACGCTCGGTTTCAGGCGGTTGTGATACATAATCGGTTATGTCTGATACAATGGAAAATATGGCGTTTCTTTGCTTTGTGGTTAGCTTCCTGCCGTCATTCAACCGGATTTCACATTCGGTTATACCTTGCTTGGATAGCAAATAATCGTTGGAGAAGGGGGCGGCAATCGTCAGCGTCTCACCATCATAGGATTGTATATAGCCTTTAATCACCGCTCTTCACCTCGCATTTTAACTATCATCAACATAGCTGCTGTAAGTGCGCTCAACGTCCACAGAATACCAAAATAATTCCCCGCAATGTTCGCACGTAGTATTGCAACATAATGCCGATATTTCGTCCGGTTCATGGCAATGTTGCTCTCTTTCGCAATGAGGACATAAGAGGTTTTCGTCATTATCATACATTTCGAATCACCTCTTTCCCAAGCTTTGAACAACACTTTTCCAAGTTTTCCAGCAGATAGTGCAGTTGGCTCCATACCACGTTAAAGCAGTTGTCGGATAATCAGGGGCAATCAGCCTTATTTGCATATCGCTTATTGGGCGTTCCGGCGGTTCCGGTTGCTCCCCAAGCCACAACAAACCAGCCTCAACACAATCATTAAACGAACCCGGTACAGAATCTTTGATACTGGTTTTGTCGCCCAAACATGCAATGAAGCTGTCGCCGCTTGAAGTTATCAAGCAATCACGTTTTGTTCCGCAGGCGACATACACGATTCCAAAATCAGAATCATTAACCGTCTCGAACCCTTTCGGTGTGTTATAAGGCGTATGTTCCGTTATATCTGCTAGCTGATAATCCGCTGTACTTTTGTCATTCGCCTGAAATAAATCTGATTCGCATAGCTTTTCGCCCTTCGGTTTTTTAACAATACCGTTGAGATCGACATCGGTTTCTACGCCATTAGGATACAGCTCAATGTTGCCGCCGAAATCAATAACTGTACAGGATGTCTTGCCATCTGCTGTACGCAGTCCGCGCCCAACCTTTTGCACCCATTGGCTATGTGTACCGTTCGTGTCAAAGTCCACGACATTACGCAGCGGTGGGAAATCATAACCTTCTGTGCAAATATCCACATTGATAAGCTCCTCTGCATCCCCGGCCTCAAACCGTTCCAGTTCGTTCTTACGGGTTACATCATCCAGCCCAAGAGATAAATATGCCGGGTTTCTGCCCTCTGCTTTCAACGCTTCATAGACGTGTGCGCCGAATTCGTGTGACGGCGTAAAGATAACTGATTTGCCTGGTTCTTTTTCCCGCAAATATTCACCGCATAGATTAGAGATTAAAGCTTTCCCCTGTAAATCCATCTTGCAGTTTTTTGACAGCCTTCCCTTTTCATTGATTAGTTTTCCGTCTTTTTCAATATCGAAAACAGGGGATAAATCAACGAACCTCGGGCGCACTAAGTAATGACTGTCGATTAAAAATTTGGTGGTGATTTGATAAAAATTATCGAACAAATGAATCAAAGGCAGCTTGTCTCCGCGGTTTGGAGTGGCTGTTACTCCAAGTAAGCAAGCGTTAGGCTTACCGCCTTGATTCCAGTTGATGATCGCCTCGTAGGTGGAAGCTTTGGCGTGATGGGCTTCATCAATTACAATCAGGTCAAAGAAGCTACCTGCCTGTGCGAACTCTTCAAGCAAGCCGGCCACTGTTTGCACCATTCCAAAATGAACGTTTCCGCGCAAACTTTTCTTACTCGCGGTGACTTCACTTGTTGGAATTTCAGGGCATACTCTCGAAAACTTACTGTGATTCTGGCCGTGGATTTCTGTGCGATGGACGAGTACGAGCACATGAGGCTTTCGCTTATTGACAGCATAGAACCCGTTATAGAATCTACCTATTGCCGCCGCCATCATGATTGTTTTGCCGGCTCCAGTTCCCGCGACTATAAGAGAATTCCCCCGCTCATTTAGCATGGTTACAGCGTGTTGCACGGCGTTCTCTTGATATGGGTAGAGTTTGAATTTTTTCATTGAGGCTACTCCTTTGGAGGTGTTATCAAAAACGCTCCGCTTGCTGAAAATTTCGCTCTTGTGCCGCCCTGTGAGATAAATTGACTTGCATTGTATTTTTTTGCGGTTTCGACTATGCCCTGCAATACAGCCTTTCTCCTAGCCTCTGCGGCCTCGCTTTCATCCTTGGATTTGATATATTCAGAAAGTTCAAAGTCAAGCGTTAAATCTTTGTTGTAAAAAGTATTGAGCCTTATGCTTTCAATGATGTTGCGCTGCGTGTCGTGTTCGATAAAAGGCGTCGGCTCTTTGTGATTGTCAACGTCCGAAAAGAATCTATCAAGACACGTCCTGATAAGCATTGCAAGGGCTTCGTTATTTTGGAAATATAAGTGAGTAACTGTCATCCTAGCTTGAAGATATTCGCGAAGCTTCTTTTTGTTATTGGACATCTGTGTTATTTTCCCGCGCTCAAATGTCGTGTCCTCTTCAAGCATCATGATCTGCAAAATATAAAAGTCCGCTTTCGTCATAGTAATTTGATACTGCGCTTGCAGGATATATTTAAGGGGAAGCCCTTTTTTAAGCACTTGCGGCATGATTGATTTTTGCTCACAGGCAAAGCGCTTGCCGGTCGTTACTACGCCATTTCCGTAGTCAAAAGGTCCTACGTCTACATCTTCGCTAATCCCGCTGACATCAAGACTTGCGATAAGCCTGTCTGAAATATATACTTCTCCCCGCTTGAGTTTTTTCTGGCGTGCATTTTGCAGAATCGCAAGGCCATAAGGTTCCACTGCGTGCCCGTATTCCGAAAGCTCCGGCGGCAAGCTCTGTCGCTGATAAATCCCATCCTTCTGCATTTTGTGATACAACGCCCACGCGGTCGTAAAAGGCTTTTCAGACCTTAATGTTTCGGCGTTGATTCCGCAGTTTTGGAGTTCGTCGTCGGAGGCATAATAACGCACAATGTCAAAAATTTCGCTGCTCCCGATACGTGTCTCTCTGGCATTTTCCCATGCCAGCGTACCCTGTTTCAGTTTTGTCTTATTCATCTTACAAGCCTCATTTCTTGTTGCAGTCATAACACTTAACAACACGGTTTGAATTTTGCGCATAATATGCCTTTGATTTTTCGCTTGTAATTTCCTTGCCGCATTCCGCACAGCGCAGAACATCATCTTTGGGAGGTTCAGGCGTTTCAAACATAGGCATGATTATCGGGTACAACCCTTTGATAAACTTGATGTTGATGATGCTTGCGTAATGAATGTTAATTAATTCCTGCGCATTATTGCCGTTGAACTTAGATATAATTTCGTTTGCGGCATCTGTTGCCAGTTTGGGATTTACCTTCCAAAGCTCTCTAAGCTCCCTGGCTTCACCCTTTTGCTGTTTTGTGAGATTATCAAGGTCTACATTCACTATTTCAAGCGGTATTTCGATTGGCGCCGTATCAACCGGAATGTCGACCGGTGCAACCTCTGAATCGTTTTCAAAAGCGTAAATAGTATCTTTGAGTTCCGGCAGAACTTCACGTACTCGTTTTAACGCCCTGCGAATTATGGTTTTCGCGACCATTTCGGAAGTCCATTCATGCCAGAAAGAATCCGTGTTTAGCTCCTTCGTTATTACTTTACGGCTTTTTACATTCCCCCACCTATCTTCATACTGCTCCCATTTTGATTTATACGGGCCGCGCTCGCTGGCCATTGAAACGCGCAGCACTTCTTCATTAGACACCTCACATATCGTCATAACAATCCGTTTGCCTTGTTTAATATCCCATATATCAAGCCGGCAAAGAAACTTAAAAAAGTATCCCGATATGAGCCGCTCGGCGGTAATTTTCCTATCTGCGTTGATTCTTTTGTCCTCCAGGGTATAGACAATATCGCCGTTATAGAAGTTCTCCTTAAAGTAGGTTGTGTTTCCGTCTTCCTTCGGCACGGCAATGATGGTATCGGTAATCCGATATCCTTTTCGGGCAGCGGCTCTCAAGAAGGCTTCTACCCTTGCGGATACAGTTATTGCCTTTCCGCGCTTTATCATGTCTATCTTGTCATAGTCCTCTGCTGTAATGCCGCCCTGCGTTAATGTTTGCATGTTGGCAAGGAATACATTTGCGGCGTTAAGGGCTTCGGATTCGGTCATCTTCGAACCTAGGGAATTAAGGGCTTCTATAGCCTTGACCGCAAACGGCATACAAGTGGATTTAACTCCGATTTCCTGCTTCATAATGCGCAGCAAATCGCCGGGGCTTGATGTCATTTGCTTATATACGGTGAGTGTGCTCATCTAGAAATCGCTCCTCTCTCCGGCTTTCATATTCAAAATCAGCCCTGCTTGCGAATATTTCATCCTC